GCAGTCCAGACTGCTTGTTGTCTTTTATGGGTCATTATATACCCATAAAGAAGATGCAGTCCGTCGTGGGAAAACGCAGCGACATTGTGTAACACGTCGCCAACGTTAAAAGCCCAATCGACGGCCCACGACCACGGGGCAGCGTCCCAGACAATCTCGGGAGTGATTTCATTCACACCGAGGCCAAGTATTCTATTGGCATAATCAGCATGCTTTTGCATACTGTTCATTTTGTCACGGGAGACGGGTAAGAAGTATTCAAAACACCCCTTAAACCAAACATCTGTAGTGCTAATTGCACTATAGCTGTTCGCTGTCCCTTGCGTACAAAGTGACGCCCAGGTTCCATCTACAGAATAGATGGTTAAGCCCCTGGGCGCCAAATCGAACGTCGATGATTGCGGAAACGCATACCCGACACGGGTTTTCTTCCCGTTGCCGGCATCCAAGTCAGCCAATATCTGGTGACTGTTCTTGACAGCCGTCATACTATCACGGATGTCTTGAACAAATGGACGCCAACCGAACTCCAGGTTTAGGTACTCGCTACCAAGGCCCTTGAAGAATTTCGTCTTCTCGCGCCAAAGAGCGGAACCTATCATCTTTGGGATGGCCTGGACCCCGATACTCTGAGCGATTGAATCGGTCAGATTAATACCGGGGTCGGTTGGGATAGTTCTCGCAATTGCCGTGGCACCTTGCGTGTACATCGTCGTCTGAGACGGCGATGATAACGAGCCGAGGATTCCGGTAGAAGGGTGTACGCATATCTGCGACCCCTTCATCGTAGCCTTCTTCTCGATCGCAAAGTTAACGGTTCCATTACTCCTATGAAGGATCATGGGACCGCCACAGTCCGCTCGCCCGAGTTGACGAAGGTCATGTCCAAAGGACTGTATTCCTTCGCTACCTCCGGTTCGCGGTACTGACCCGGTAGAGACAACGCCGCTTTTCACCTGTTTGATGACTTGCGGCTTAATGACACGTACACGTGCCTGCTTATTAGCAATAGGCTGGTACACGTGTCAAACCTCCATCGAATTGTACGGATCGCGCGGAGTTCTTTCCACACTTGTGTGGTGGAGACCCATAAACATTCTGCACCTTAAAGTTGATGCGAGCTAGGAAAGGCTGTAGGACCCTTCCCTGAGGGAAGGCCCGCAGCAACTAGTACGTACACAAGAGGTTCAGAGGGG